ATTTGCAGCACCCAAAGTTCCTGTTGTATCATTTTTTGCATTTGTAATCTTAACGATTGCAGAAGTATAACCCGTTCCTTTAGTTAGAACTTTTATTTCTCTCATAACACCATTGACAACAACTGCCTGTGCTGTTGCACCAGAACCGTCACCTAGTATTGTCACAGTTGGAGGATACTGATAACCATAACCAGGATTGGTGATAGTAATGGATTCAACACCACCAGTTGATGATGGAACTTCTTCAATAATTAGGCCTTGAACTGTCTGTGATAGATTTAATGGATTTCTATACACAACTGTTGGTGAACTCAAAATACCAGTCAAAAACATTCCTTTATCCAACTCCGCACCATAATATAGATTATAGGTAGTTGGACCACTTAGATTTGGAAAGAATTTCTTCTGTAAATTAATTGAAATTTCGTTTGTGATGATTGATGGATCAACAGTAGAAATTTTATTGTTGAAGTCTGATGCCTTAAATGTTGAATTAAATGTGTTTAGTGTTGCCTTGGCATAATTGTTGATTACAGTTCTTACAGCAGATTTTATTTGAGCCGCAGACAATACTGTTTTCTTAGGGTCATACAATACATTTGCTGTAATTTGTATGTAAGTATAATCTGGATCAACCAATGTTGGTTCAACTGTCATTATGGAGATGGGTTTCAACACATCTTTTATCAATTTTGCCTTTTGGTTCTCTGTGATTGTGTATGCACCAGTAGGTTTCACACAAACAAATACTCTACCATATACAGGAGGATCATTTTGTTGGCCACCCCAAACATTAACTGCATCAAAAGAATAACCTAGATTATTTTGTTGTATTGCTGTGATGTAATCATCTTGTGTCACAGCTCTTTTTTGTGATGCGTATGATTTTGGTGCTTGAAAACGGATAGAATCTAAACTTTCTCTGTTGGAACCTTGTGATGCAGCTACTAAAGGTGTAACAGTAACACTACCATAACCACCAACAGTATTCATTATTGTGAAGTTGTTTGCACCAGTTCCATTCAAACCTCTTGTAGAAACAAAAGATAATCTAACTATATTTCCATTCTTTAATGATTTACCTAAGACACCATTTCCAAAATAAATTTCATAGTATCCATTCAATCCTTCTTGCAAGAAGAAAACCTCTGAGTTTCCATCCAATGTTAGGAAGTTGTCTGCAAGTGAAAAGTTTGTTAGTGCTGTGTTTGTTGATGATTCTTGAACGGCAACCAATAGTGTTGTGGTATCAATATCACTATCTGGTATTTTAAAATAAGATTTTTCATTTGTGCCCAAGTCAACAACATATGAATATGAATGTGAATTGCCTTGTTTCAATATAACATTATTAAATTGTGCAACATTATTCACAACATTTACTGTGTGTGCATCAATATTGACAAAATTATAGTTGACACCATCAACGGATTCCGACAAAAAGTTTGTGTATTTTGGAAGTGTTAGTGATTGGTCTAAATTTACATTACTGACTGTCACATTAACTGTGGCTGACGGTGCGATTGCTGATTTTGGTACATAATTTAACAGTTTTGCTTGAGAAACAACCGAGTTTCTTTGCAGTGCTGTATCCAAGAACATTTCGTTGGCAACCATATTCAAATAATATGCATTATACTGCGTATTATATGTTAAAATATCCAATAGTGTAGATATTGCTGAACCTTCATAATTATAATCTTGAAGAACGCCATTGTTCTTCATATAATTCTTCAAACTGGTTTTTATTGAGTCAAAATCTAATTCTGTGATGTTAAAATTTGAGTTAGCACCTGCCATTTTATCTGTTTCTCTCTAAAAAAACTGTTATAGTTGTTGGTTGTGTTGCGTTGGCTATAAAGAAAGTCAAAGTAACATCGTAGGCATTTCTGTCCGTATAAGGTTTCACCACAACATTTTTGAGATTGACTCTTGGTTCAAAGTTTTTTATTGCAGCAGCTATTTCTTTTTCCAAAGCACCTGCGGCCATAAACGATATGTTTTCAAACAAAAGTGTGTCTATATTTGACCCAAAATTAGGATTCCAATGTTTCTCATACCTTTTTGTCAATAATATATTTCTAATTGAACGTATTACCGCCTGGTTATCATAACTTAAAGCAATATCATTCAACACAGGTCGCTTAGCGAGTGTGAAGTCTATGTCCGAATAAAGTTTCTGATTATTTGCCATCTTTTATTTATATGCTAGGAGTGGATTCGCTTTTTGGAATCTTGGACGTGTCGGAAAAAATTCTTGGGCCGGAACGCAAAAATTCGAATTTTCGGAAATTATGATATTCGTTCTTTGCATTTATTTGTGCCTATGAAGTTCATCAAAAGATACTTTTCAGTTTCACCCAAATTGTTCAATTTCTTGGTTTTGTTGTATCCGTCAATAAATCTCTTTACATTAGTATAAAAATTAACATCTGAATTTCTTCTATAATCCATAAAATCATTCAAATTTTTTATGTGAGTATCAATAATTGCCATCTGTGGACCTGCCATATTTGAGGTACCTGTTGTTACGGTGCCTATAACTTGACCATATGTTGCAGATTGTGGATCGTTGTCAATTACATTTGAGGTTGTGTATGTAATGGTATTGGCAACTTGATTTGCGTAAGTTACCAAAATATCATTGTTTGCCACAAGTTGGGGTTCAATCATCAAACTACTGAAACTTCCTAAAATGGGAGCATTATTTGTGATTCCATCGGTTTGACTGGTTATATACATGGCCGTTCTTCCAAAACTCAAAGCCATCTGTAAATGTGGGTTTACTGTATCGGAACCATCAAATTCAATAACACCAGACAATTTTGCTGTGTGTGTCAAAAAGTTTTGAGTATTCACCCTTAGTGTGGCTGCACTGGAATGAATATTGGCCATATTTGTCACATTATTTGTTGAGATGTAGATTGAGTTGGCGGCTTGATAAATCAACATTGATATGCTTTGCATATTATTCTGATAGTAACCACCATAATCATTATTAGCAATATCTTGTGCTTGCCAGTCTGTTATAAATGGAGGCATTTCTCCTAAATGTGATTGAGCCGGTGCTGACAACTCTTGTATGTTTCCGTTGGGGTCATCAAAATTATAACCAAAAGAGTGCCAGACTCCTGCTGCGTTCGCTACTTGTACCATAATTATAGTCCTACAAAAGGTGTGATAGGCATGGTAGTTGGTGAACCCATATTACCATTTCCATGAATGTGTGCATCAAATATTGCTGTATTAACTTGGTCTGTCATTAAAACTGCGTCCATAATACCTATTTTAGCTAAACTGAAATTGGCCAAAGGTGCATTTACTGATACGACTGCATTTACAGTAGTCAAAGCATTAATTTGACCCGGAACAGCGACAGGTGTTGCTGGTGTTGGGAAACCGGCAGAAACACCACCTGAAGTTGTGAATCCATCTATACCAGCATAGACACCCATACCACCAGTAACTCTGGATTCTGCGTTTATCATGTCCGCATGTATTGATCCACCCACATTCAAATCCGAAGCAATTGATATATGGTCTGCTGCACCAAGATACATGGTACCACCAAAATTCTCGTCAGCTGTCATCCTAACTTCAGAATCACCTAAAATGTCAAGGTCTCCAACACTTCTAATGTTTGTCTCACCTTTTACTTGTAAATTGTAGTTGCCATTGACCTGAATGTTCATATCTTTCATAACCTCTATATTGCAGTCACCTTCAACTGTAATATTGCAGTCTCCACCAATCAATACATTTTTATTGGAAACTATGATTGTGAATCCGTTGCCATAAACTTTATGAACTTCGTCTCCGTTAGGATGCATTTCAATGAATGTTCCAGTTCTGTGAGAAAGACAAATACGCTCTCTTGTTGGTGTATCATCCATTTCTAATTTGTGGCCAGCTTCTGTTTGCGTCACATTATTGTATGGATATATTGGCTGATAATATGTGTTTGCAGCCGATTCTGGTTCCGTCCAAAGACTGGTTATTGGAGGTGAATTGATATCTGTTTCTGACATAATTATGGTTTTGATTTATTTTGTGATGGTGCTGTTGGAGTAGAATTTTCAACTTTTGGTAATGTTGCAGTATAATTTGCAATTGTTTTGTTGGCTGCTTTTAATTCTGCAGCAGAAACTGGAACTAATAATCCTGTTGTAGCTGCACCAACAATTGTTACTGCTCCTGCAGCTGCCACACCAGCCAATTTTACAGTATTAACAGTTTCATTCACAAGATTTTTCGCTGATTTAATCATGTCTGAAAATTCACTATCTTGACCAGCTGTCAATTCTTTCCAAAAATCAGTCAAAACATTTTTAATCAATTTTAAAAACTTGGCCAAACATTGTGCCAAAAGTGCTAAAAATCTTGCTGGTAATGAACGGATCCAAGCAATTAGAGCTCTAATTTTTGTGATGTATGCTAAAACATATTTTTCAAAATTAATAACATCTTTTAGAAATTTTTGAACTTGTTTCAAC